TTTAGCATTACACGTGAAGAGATTGGCGATGGACTTTGGGCAATTCGAATGGATGGCGCAAATCGCGGTCTTCTTGAATCATTTCAACGAACCACAGACATGTATGCCGCCAATTTGTTAAACGAAGCAAGCTTTATTGAAAAAACACCGAAGGCAATGAAAATAACTCTGCAATAGAACGCAACAAAGGGGAAAAGCATGAACCACAAAGATGCACTACTGTCAGCCGTCACCATTTTGAATAATCGTGCGGAGGAATATGGGCCGGAAGAATTGTGTTTCCAGCTCATTGCTAATTTGGCAACCATTGTTCTAAATAAATATTTAAACGAATATGATATTGCTATGATTTTGCATTGTGTAAAATTGGGCCGGTTGCAGGAAAGCCGGACCAAAGCCGACAACTATGTTGATGGAATCAATTATCTAGCGTTCGCGGCACAGTTTGCTCCGACGTTAGATGCGGCAGCGACGGCGCAATCTGGTGTTGATGCGTTGGATGATGGCATTGCCAATATCGCACAAAAATATGCGCCGTTGCCCAACATTAACGATCAGCAATAAAAGAACCCGCCTTTCGACGGGTTAAGTAGGCGTTTCGAGCCTTCCAGTCACTCAGGTGAAAACTGGAAGGCTCGAAATATTCTCGTGAATATGGGGGATAGTCAATGAAAAAAGTGCCTTTAGAAGACCAGATTGATAGCTTGTTTACGGCTTGCGATAATTTGGAAGAAGCAATTAACATTTTACGGCGAATCGACGCAAACAACCCACAAATTTTACATAAATTAAAGCATTTGGAAGAATTGCAAGCAGCCCTTAACACATTGAAATGGTTGAATAAAAATAAACATGCAGTTATGTCAGTGGCAAATGGCCTGTCCAAGTTGACAGCGGCGAAATAACATGTCATTTTGTCATTTATTAACAGGAGAGAGCCATGAGAATGAAAGAGCATCTGGAAGATCAAGCGGCTAATGTTTTGGTGGAACGCATGACCATGAACGATGAAGCCAAAACGCCAGCCAAGGCCAGCCGGAAGAAAACTCAACTGGAAATTGCGGAAGATTTCGCCCGCTTGTGTTGGAAGACCCAAATGTATAACCGTGAAATTGCTGTGTTTCTGGAAATTCCAGAGCGGCGACTGTATCGGTATTTGGCTGGCACCAGCCGCATTCCACCGCAAATAGTCAAACTTTTGACACTCAAAGCCAACGGCATTATTGCTTAGGCTATGTTGCCCCTATATATTATATATATATAATACCTATCTAAGAGTTATATATATATAATATTAAACTAAAGATTAAGATAATATGATTAGGTTTAAGATAATACCCTTAGCCCCTGGTAAGCTAACCTAAGCATATTAAAATTACTAACCTTAGCATACCAGCAGTAGCGTATAAGCCTTAGTATATATTTCACCCTTAACTGCGCGAGCGCGATATAGGTTAACATTATTGGGCGGGTAAGCGGGTGTGCGGGCGCACCCGATTGGGTAGGCGGCGAGTTAGAATAGCGATTGCCGGGGCTGCGGAGCCTTGTGAGTGGGGTCTAGCGTTGAAGGTATATGCGCGTAGCCCTTTTTAGAGAAGGCTATTCCTGGGCCTTCCTAGACGGTTTTAGAAAATGGGGAAAGCGATGACATCACTGCGAGAATACCAGATCGACACGTTAGATAAGCTAAGATCAAGTTTGAAGGCGGGAAAGCGCCGCCCGGTTGTCCAAATGCCGACAGGTGCGGGCAAGACGATCATGGCTGCGGCCATCATCAAAATGGCTCGTGAGAACGGCAAGCGTGTGTTGTTTACCGTTCCGGCGTTGAGCCTGATTGACCAAACCGTTGAGCGGTTTGAAGGTGTTGGGATTTACGACATAGGGGTTATCCAAGCGGACCATTGGAAGACCGACCCATCCCAGCCTGTTCAGGTTGCGTCCGTGCAGACGTTGAACCGGCGAAAAATACCCAAGGTTGATTTGGTGATTGTGGACGAATGCCACATACGTTTTAACATGTACGATCAATGGTTTAAGGCCCCCTTATGGCAGAAAACGCCGATCATTGGATTGTCTGCTACGCCTTGGGCGAAGGGCATGGGTTTGTTATGGGATGATCTGATTATTGGGACGACAATTGATGCTCTGATTAAGTCTGGGCATTTGTGTGATTACAAGGTTTTTGCCCCATCCCATCCTGATTTGGGTGGTGTGAAAACCAAGATGGGCGATTACGAAGTAGACGGCTTGGCTAAGGAAATGAGCCGAAAAGAATTGGTCGCTGACATCGTTTCCACATGGCTGGAGCGTGGCGAAAATCGCCAAACATTGTGTTTTTGCGTGACCACGGCACATGCCAAGTTTGTGCAAAAGCAGTTTCAGGAAGCTGGCGTCAAATGCGATTATCAGGATGCGTTCACAAGCCGGGAAGATCGACTAGACATTGCCAAGCGGTTTGAGAATGGCGACTGTCAAATTGTCTGCAATGTCGGAACTTTGACAACTGGCGTTGATTGGGATGTGCGCTGCGTAATTTTGGCAAGACCGACAAAAAGCGAAATATTGTATGTACAAATGATTGGCCGTGGCTTGCGGACTGCCCCCGGCAAAGATCATTTGGTTGTGCTGGACCATTCTGACACCACGCTGCGATTGGGGTTTGTGTCCGATATACACCATGACCGTTTATCAGTTGGTCAAAAGGATGTATTGGAAAAAGGGGCCAAGGAAGAGCCGCTCCCCAAAGAATGCCCCCAGTGCCATTATCTGCGACCGCCGAAAGTGGCGAAATGCCCATCTTGTGGTTATCAGCCAGTCCCAATGAACCAAGTTGATTCCGTGACGGGTGAACTGCTTGAGCTAACCCGTGGTGGTAAAGCTGTTAAGCCGCAAGTCAGCGCCGCAGAGAAGGAGCTATTTTATCGGGAGCTTGTAACCTACGGGTTGTTGAAGCAATACAAATCTGGCTGGGCTTGGTGGTCATATCGGGCGAAATTTGATGAAAAGCCTGAGAATTGGTTTTCCACAACGGCTGTTGATGTCATCCGGCCTATGACGGCATCATGGATCAAGCACCGACAAATCGCGACAGCGAAAGCCAGGGCGAAACTTAATCCATATCCAGTACAGGCGCGGGCATAATGAGTATCAGGGACGACGCGCAAGGGCGCTGGATGGAAATCCTATTGGAAGTGGGCATCGACCGTGGTTTCCTCAAAAACACGCATGGGCCATGTCCTGTGTGTGGCGGCAAGGATCGTTTTCGATGGGATAACAGGGACAGTCGTGGCGGATTTATCTGCAACGGTTGTGGATCTGGTGATGGATTTAAGTTGGCTGAACTTTTCGGTGTGAGTTTCCGGCACGTTTGCGACATCATCAGGCGGCTGGGCATATCGACCGACCAATCTACCGGCAAGGTTCCAGATCGTGATGATCCCAAGTTGAAGGAACGAATGGTGTCCGTGTGGTCAGCGGCCCGTCCTTTAGCTCGGGGATCAGCGACCGACAAATACCTAACGCGGCGCATGGGGACGTTTTTGGATTTTTCCCGGATCCGTTGTGTCAAGGAATGCTTTGACATTTGGCATCCGTTCGACAACCGGCGCTATCCTGCGGCGATGGTTTGCAAGATCGTATCCGAAAATCGTTCGGTTAATCTGCACATGACTTTTCTGGATGATGACGGTATCCGCATCGTTACTGATAAGCCCAAGTTGGTTATGGCTGGCAAGCTTCCTGCTGGCTGTGCTATCCCATTGACCGATTACACTGACCATTTGGGGATTGCGGAAGGAGTGGAGACGGCTCTGGCTTGCCAAGTGCTGACCGGGATCCCGACATGGGCTGCGGTTAACGCAACGCTGTTGTCTCAGTGGGAACCGCCGCAGGGTGTCAAAAAAGTGACAGTATTTGCTGATAATGATCGTAGCTATACAGGCCAAGCTAAAGCGTATTGTCTAGCTAACCGATTGGTGGTAAAGAACAAATTATCTGTCTCAGTGCAATTGCCGGGGACGGATGGGGCCGACTGGGCCGACATA